AATGGATGGCAGACCTGTAGGCATATCCGAGAACCCCGGCATCCCCCCAAACCGCAGTAAAGCTGACACCGTTAATATGTCTATTGGCAATATCAGCAAAGCGGCTGGTAACGAGCCTACTAAAACATCTGGTATCAGGATGCGCGGTGCAGGCGCGGCTACTAAAGGTGTAATGTCTAGAGGCCCAATGGCATGAATTACGCGCAACTCAGTTCCGCTATTCAAGCGTACACGGAGAACACGGAAGCTGATTTCGTGGCTAATATCCCCGTGTTTGTTGAGCAGGCTGAGCAGCGTATTTACAACTCCATGCAGTTTCCGTCCATTCGCAAGAATGTGACGGGTTTGGTGTCTCCTAGCACCCCTTATCTGGGATGCCCATCAGACTTCTTGGCTGTATATTCCATGGCGGTCATTGATGGTACTGGCGCGTACGAGTATCTGCTAAACAAAGACGTTAACTTTATCCGTCAAGCGTATCCTGTTCCTACAGATACGGGCATCCCACGGTACTACGCTTTGTTTGGCCCGCAGTCAGGCGACGCGGCAGAGCTAACATTCATGCTTGGCCCAACACCCGATACTGCGTATACGGTTGAGTTGCATTATTACAACTACCCAACAAGCATTACTGTAGCGCCAAACACTTCTTGGCTGGGTGACAATTTTGATTCTGTGCTACTGTACGGATCGCTTGTAGAAGCTTATACTTACATGAAGGGTGAGCAAGACATGATGGCTCTGTACAACCAGAAGTTCATGGAAGCGCTTGCACTGGCTAAACGTTTGGCCGATGGTATGGAGCGTCAAGACGCATATCGTTCTGGGCAGTTCCGACAAAAGGTGACTTGATATGGCAATTCTGCAAACAGCAACCACAAGTTTTAAAGTTGAACTGCTTCAGGCAGTACACAACTTCGGCCCAACTTCGCCAAACACTTTTAAAGTCGCTTTGTATTCCGCAGCGGCAAATCTTGGCTCAGCTACAACTGTATACACCACTACAGATGAAGTACCTAACGGTAGTGGTTATACGACGGGCGGCAACACACTGGTGATTTCGGTATCGCCGACTTCTGGTAATAACACCGCCAGTGTGCCCACAGCTTTTATATCGTTCAGCAACACAAGCTGGACAAGCGCCACGTTTACTGCCCGTGCAGCTTTGATTTATAACGTCACACAAGGCAATAAATCAGTTGCAGTTCTGGACTTTGGTGCAGACAAGACAGTAACCAACGACACTTTCCAAATTATTTTCCCAACTGCCGATGCGAACAGCGCCATCGTGCGCATATCTTAAGGACTTACCATGAGCACAGAAACATCAAAAGCCCAAGACCTCGTGTCAGCCAGCTTGACTGCAAACAAAGGTTCCACTGAGCGCGTAGGTGCTGGCGGTATCTTCACCGTTACTTGCGTAGGCGCTGATGGCGTTGAGAAGTGGTCTGATACCTTTAACAACTTAGTTGTGAACGTAGGTTTGCAGGACATGAACAGCAAGTACTTCCAAGGCGCAGGTTACACAGCCGGTTGGTTCTTGGGTTTAGTTCAAGGCCCCGGTTCAGGCACAACGTTTGCAGCCGCCGACACTTTGGCTACACACGCAGGCTGGACGGAGTTGGTTCCCGGTACAGCGTACACAGGTAACCGTAAGGCCGTCACCTTTGGTACGGCAACAACTGCTGATCCATCTGTAATCACAAACTCTGCATCGCCTTCATCGTTTGCCATGTTGGTTAACGGTACTGTAGTTGCTGGCGCATTATTGTGCACAGTAGCTTCTGGTACGTCAGGTGTGTTGTTCTCTGCGGGTGACTTTACCGGCGGTGACAAGACTGTTGACAACGGCGATACACTGAACGTAACTTACACGTTCTCGCTTGACGCAGCCTAATAAGGTAGCGCGGTGTTTGGAGATGTTACATTTGCTCAGACACCTTTCGCCGCTTTAGGCGGGGCAACGTTCGCCTCTTCGTTAAGTGAGTCTGCTGTAGCTTCTGATGTTGTTGCAGCACCAAGTGTTGTGCGCGGTGGAAATATTGCAGAATCGGCGGCGGCTGCGGAAGCGGTTATTAGTTTAAACAACATCATGAATGCGGTTCGTGCTGAGGCCGGAACCGCTACAGCAATTCAAAATTTTGCAGCGTCAAGTTTGTTAGCAACACAAGCAGAAACAGCCACAGGCACAGCTACTCAAATTGTGGTTGGAACCATGTTGGCTTCGATAGCTGAATCAGTTACAGCTACAGACGCTCAAGCGGCCATAACCACAGTGTTGGCGGCAATCGCAGAAATTGCTACAGGTTCTGACTCGTCAAATCGTGGTTTAGTAATTAGTGTAGTTGTTTCAGAAACTGCTACTGGCAACGCAGTGGCTACTGCTAGAACCACTGTTAACGCTTCCGTGGCAGAATTGGCTTCTGGACTTGATGCGTATGGTAGAGTAAAAGACGCAAACGTATACCCTGCTGGTATACAGCTAAACGTGTATGTAGGACAAGTGCTTGTATGGGGCACAATTCCAACAGGACAAACACCCCCAGCGCCCGACTGGACAGAAATACCGACTTAAGGATTTATCATGGCTTTAGTATTAAGAGATCGGGTTAAAGAAACCGCCGCAGCGCCGGGTACAGGCACAATTACATTAAATGGCGCAGCCGCCGGTTTTCAATCATTCTCCGCAGTTGGTAACGGAAACACAACGTATTTTGCTATTGTTGATTCTGCGTCTGGTGCGTGGGAAGTTAACTATGGTACGTACACAGCTTCAGGTACAACACTAACCCGCAACGCTACACCGCTGTCTTCTTCTAATGGCGGAGCTTTGGTTAACTTTACAGGCACAGTTGATGTGTTTGTTACGTACCCATCCTCACGCTCGGCGTATCAAAACGAGGCGGGAACGCAAGTAGTCCAACAGTCGTTTGGTGCAATTACAGCTACTTCTGCTGCTCTGACAACCGGCACAATTACTACAGCCCCAACCAACAACACAGACATTGTTAACAAACAATACGCCGACGCTATTGCATCGGGCATCCACTTCCACGAAGCCGTTGCTTTGGCAACAACCGCAGCACTACCAGCCAATACATACAACAACGGAACATCCGGTGTAGGGGCAACGCTTACAGCAAACGCTAACGGTGCTTTATCTATAGACTCAACGCTTACTGTTGTTGCAGAACGAGTACTAATAAAAAATGAAGTAGCTGGCGCAAATAACGGCGTATACGTTGTTACACAAGTTGGCTCCGCTGGAACGCCATATATCCTGACTCGCGCTACAGACTTTGATTCTGTGCGGCGTAGCCAATCTTAATACCGCTTGGGTTCAGCAGACTGCTCCTCCTATCACAATTGGCACAACGGCAATTGTCTTTCAGCAGTTCTCTGCGCCAATTACTTACACGGCTGGCACAGGTCTAAGCGAGTCCCCCACATATACATTTAACATCGCCAACACCGCAGTAACAGCCAATACATACGGTTCTGCTTCTGCGGTTCCTGTGTTTGCAGTGAATGCTCAAGGTCAACTAACCTCAGTTACTGACACTGCGATTGCCATCAACGGCTCTGCGGTGTCTGGCGCTATCTCCGGTCAAGCAGGATCAGTGGCTAACGCTTTGACTTTGGGCACATACCTAACCGGTACAAGCTACAACGGTGGAACAGCAGTTACAGCCACAGTAGATGCCACGGCTGTTAATACCGCCTCTAAAGTAGTAGCACGGGATTCTTCCGGTAACTTCGCCGCAGGCACAATCACGGCAGCTTTGACAGGTAATGCTTCTACAGCTACTGCGGCTACCAATATTTCGGGTGGCGTAGCCAATCAGATTCACTATCAATCAGGTGTTGGCGCAACTGCATTTGTTGTAGCTCCAACAGTAACAGGCAGTGTCCTCTCTTGGAATGGTTCTGCGTTTGCGTATGCAACTAATATTGCTACAGCTACCAGTGCAACAACAGCTAGCAACTTGGCTGGCGGTTCAGCAGGTACGATTCCTTATCAGTCAGCGGCTGGCACTACGGCTATGTTGGCCGCGGGTTCTTCTGGCCAAGTCCTTCAGTCTAACGGTGCGGCAGCGCCTTCATGGGCAGCCGCTACTGCGGCGGCAAACAATGGCACATTAACTTTAGCGGTGTCAGGTACAGGACTGTCTGGATCGCAAACGTTCACGGCTAATCAAGCCGGTAACGCTACATTTACTGTTACCTCAAACGCAACAAACGCAAATACCGGCTCGACTATTGTTGCTCGTGATGCGTCAGGTAACTTCTCACATCTGCAACTACTGCGACATCTGCAACTACTGCGACCACTGCTACAACAGCTAATGCTTTAAACACCGGCAACAACTATCAAGTTAACTCTTTGGGTGTTGGCACAGCGGGATCCGGTACAGCAGGTGAGATTCGCGCCACCAACAACGTGATTGCGTTTTATTCTTCTGACATTAAGTTCAAAGAGAATGTACGTAACATCCCCAACGCAGCAGCTACGGCAGCAGCTATTGGCGGTAAGTTGTTTGATTGGAAGGCCGAGTACATTGAAGAACACGGCGGCGAAGACGGCTACTTTGTTGTCAAGGCTGACTTTGGTGTAATTGCTCAAGACGTGCTTGCTAAGTTCCCTGTAGCAGTTCGCACTCGACCAGACGGTTCATTGTCGGTAGACTACGAGAAACTCAGTGCTTTAGCTTTGGCTGCTAACGCTGAACATGAAGAGCGAATTGCCAAACTTGAGGCGCTGGTCGCCAAACTCATCGAAAGATAATCATGGCCGCAGAAACAACGCAACTACAACTAGTCACTCCCGTACAGGGCACGCTCTCGGGTACGTGGGGCAACACAGTCAATAATGGTATTACTGAGTACGTTAACATTGCTATTGCAGGCACGTTGTCTTTTGCAGGTGACGGCGCAATCACGTTGGTTAACACAGTTGGCACTGCAAGCGCAACCAATATCGGAGCGACCACTGCTCAATACGCAGTTATTCGCATTACAGGTACGCTGACTGGCACAAAAACAATTACTGGCCCGAGCTACAGCAAAATTTACTTGGTAGATAACGCTGCTACTGGCGGTAGTGTTGCTTTCCAACGCTCCGGACAGGTTACGCCTGTGACTGTTACTGCTGGTACACGGGCTTTTGTGTATTACAACGGAACCGACTACGTGACCGTTGCTGGGGGCTTAATTAATCTGGCATCTGGCGTGACTGGGACTTTACCCGTTGCAAACGGTGGTACAGGCGTAACAACTTCTACAGGTACAGGCAACACGGTTCTTTCCGCAAGCCCAACCTTGACAGGTACACCCCTTGCACCCACAGCCACCCTTGGCACAAACACAACGCAGATTGCAACCACCGCGTTTGTACAAACCCAGATCGGCGCTATTGCTTCAGGCGTTACGTCCGTCACAGCTTCAGCTCCCTTGGCTTCTTCTGGCGGTGCAACCCCCAACATCACATTGAGCGGTGCATTACCTATTGCCAACGGCGGCACGGGTAACATTAACGGTATTGCTGTGTCTGCGGGGTCTGCTACGACTGCGGGTTCTTTAACTACAACAAACTTCAGCATTTCTGAGGTTGGCGGGGTTTTGGTTTTTAAATACGGCGCTACTACAATTGGTAGCATGACAAGTGCTGGTGTATTCACAACACTGAGCGACATTAATAGTAACGGTACACCTTAATAGGAGCTTTAAATGCCAACATCCCTTGTATCAACGGGCGTTCAATTTCCCGATAGTTCAATTCAAACCACTGCGGCTAGTGCAGCACCTGTGGTTTTGATTTCTAGCACGGTAGTTTCAAGCGCTGTTTCAAGCCTGACGTTTAGCGTTAGTGCGTCTAGTGTTTATGCATACTATATGCTGTACATGAAGAACCCTGTATGCGCTGGCGGCAGTAATAGAAGTGGCCGATTTCGTGTATCTCGTGACGGCTCTACATTTTTGACCAATACTTCGTACTTAATGGGTTATGACTCATATGAGTCGCAAGGATATATGGGGTTTTTTAATAGCTCCGCAGGAAGTTCTGGTGTTGCAGTTCAAAGTTTGTCATATATAAACGTTGCAGACACGGGTTTATTTACAGTAGCGCAAATACATATGGGGTGTAGTCCCAGCAACAGCGCGACTACCGGTACGTTTTCTACGGCATCATCATGGCAAGGTGGTGGAGCTAATATCGTAGCTTTTATGCTTTTGCCAGAAACGGGCGTAAACATTACCGCTGGAACATATTCATTTTATGGAGTACGGAAATAATGAGCACTAATGTTTTTAAAATAGTAGACGGTGTCCAGATTGAATTAACTGAGGCTGAGTACGCCCAGCACATAATTGAATCCAACCGAATTAATAATGACCCTGTCAGTAAAGCAGCCACAGCTCGTTTTAATAGAAGTCAAGAATATCCACCTATTGCCGACTATATTGACGGCGTAGTAAAAGGCGACCAAGCTCAAATTCAAAAATACATTGATGCTTGTCTGGCTGTCAAAGCCAAGTATCCCAAACCATAGCCATGAGAGACTGGGCTGAAGCATTCATTGCCGCAGCCTGTATGGTGGCCTTTGTCATCTATGGCACTTACATAATTGCATGGAGTATGGTGTGATAAATGCGTTGGCTCATTTTGTTACTGCTGTTGGGGCTAGTTGGAGCCGTAGCCAAGAATGGCTGCCATGTGCGCGAGTTCTATGGGATTGGCTACACAATTCACAATCCATCCGAGCGTCATCAGCAAATGATTGCTTGGCTGAAGAACAATGCGCCCTACTGCAAAGCAGAAGACTACGTAGTAATTTGGAACAACCTGCCTATGTGGGCGGGTACGGCAGATTCGGCAGAAGCCCGATCTTTAATTTTGCGTGGTTATGAAGAAGCGATTAAACGTGAAAAGAAATGATTCAGCTTCACAAATGGTTTCCGTTTGTGCATCCCAGCCCCTACGATGTACGAGCCATAGCCCACGAGAAAAGAGCCGAGC